TAGAAGGGATTAATAAAATCCTATGGGATTTAGAAAAGGAAGGTTCAAAGATTATAAAGGAAGTAGATACTAAACCAAAAGCTCCTGTAATCCCACCGGCTGAAAGAACAAGAATTAAATTATTAGAAACTCTTTATGCTGACTTCGATGAGATTATAGTTGAAGGTTGGTTTGAAGAAAACTATACAGAAAAGTTTAACTTATATTCTAGATTTAAAGGTCATGGATTTAAAGGAAATGCCATTGAACCATTTCGTAGAATGATAATGCCTGAGTATGAATGTATTAAAGATGCATATGAAAAAACATGCGATCAGGCTGTAGAGGCATATTCACATATCTCAAAAGCAAACAAAAGAAAAATATTAAAACAGTTTGAAGATATGTTTAAGGATATGGAAAAACTCAAGCAAAGTTTTAGAGCTATGAGAGTTCCTCGAGCTCATAAAAGAAAGACATCAGATGAGCAAGTCAAAAATCTTCAGTATTCTACTGAATGTGAAGATTCAAAACTTGCATCGATAAACCCTGTATTAATACCGGGATCACATAAACTATGGGTATATAATACCAAACAAAGACGGCTGACCGAATACGTGACTACCGCCATAGATGGATTCCTTATTGCAGGGACTTCGATTAAAAATCATGATGAGAAGCTTAGTAAAACTGCTACGCTTCGTAAACCAGACGATATGCTTCCCATAGTACTATCTAAAACTGAAAAGCAATTAGAAAAGTTTTGGGATGATATCACAACTAAAATCAGTTCTCCTAATGGGAGAGTAAATAAAGATTGTATATTAATGAGGGTATTTGAATGAATATAAATTATGATATCAATATGAATACGTTGACGTTTGATAATAAACCAGACCCAGCGATTCAAGGTTCCGGTGTTTTTTCCGGAAAGAGAGTAGTTGTATTTGGATTACCAGGTGCATTTACTCCAACATGTTCATCTCAACAAGTACCAGGATTTGAAAAACATTATGCACAAATTCTTGCAAAAGGAATTGATGAAGTATATTGTACTTCTGTAAATGATGGATTCGTAATGAAATCTTGGTTTGCTGATCTGGGAATAGAGCATGTAAAATACTTAGCTGACGGTTCAGGACAATTCGCAAGAAGGCTTGGAATGTTAGTTTATAAAGACAACCTAGGTTTTGGTGTAAGATCTTGGAGATACGCTGCTGTTATTAACGATGGTGTTATTGAAGACTTCTTACCGGAAGATGGAATATGTGACAATTGCGAAACTGATCCATATGAAATGTCAACTCCTGAAAATCTCTTAACGGTACTATGACACCAATAGAAGTACCAATTAAAGAGAAAATCATGACTAAGAAAAGGTTTTCTACTGCTGTAGAGACCATGGTTGCAAAACACAATATGACCTATATCGATGCTGCAACATATATTGTACAAGATAGAGGTTTGGATTTTAGAAACTTGAAGAGACTTCTTACTGATAGCTTAAAACAAAAGCTTGAAGAAGAAGCATCTTCATTACATTTGATAAGAGGAAAGAAGAAGAATAAACTTCCAGTTTAATATGTTAGATTTTTTAGAAAGATTAGTATTATTTATTTTAAAAGCGGTGATATCTATTACAATCATAATTATGTTATGGGGATTCATATTAGTTATGTATGAACGTTCTCCTGATGTAACCTGTGAATTAGATTGGCCACACATGCAAAAAGATGAATGATCCTTATGAGTCATATAAGTTGTATAATGCACTCAAACTGCATTTTGAAACAGATTCATATGATGCTTTAAAATATAACTTTAAAACTTCGATTAAGCCTCAATCATTCTTTAATCGAAAAGATAAATATTTTTTTGCAAAGGTAGCAAAGACTTATGGAAAACATTTAAAGGATTTCTATATTGCTAACTTTAAAAATGATGTTAAGTATATTGGTGATATGCTTAATGAAGGTGGGGAACGTTATTATTTAGCTCATAAGAAGGTTATTGAGTCAATTCATTATAGCTTTCAAAATGATATAAATAAAATATATGAAATAAACGAAGTTGACTTTGATGGATTATTTGAATCCAATGGTCAACATCCCTTAATTATAAAACTTTGGATGCAAGAAGAAATACTATTGGAAACAATAGTTATCTTGGATTCGATAACTGGGTTCATGGATAGAGAATCGAAGAAGATAAATGAGACAATTATTTGGCCAGATATCTATCGAAAGATAACTAAATATAAACCCTTTGTAGATTTTAACATGGATAAATGCAAAAGTATTTTGCTAAAACAGTTTACAAATGCATGATTTTGTGTTATAATATACTTCTATATTATGAATAAAGTGGATAATTCAGTAATACATTGTAAATACGGAGAAAATTATGTCATTGGATAATTTAAGGAGTTCACGAGGCTCCTCAATAGATAAACTCGTAAAGGCTGCGGAAGCAGTATCCACAAAAGCCGAAACTAAATCTTATGAAGATACAAGGTTTTGGAAACCAACCAGAGATAAAGCAGGAAACGGATATGCCGTGGTTCGCTTCTTACCTGCCAGAGAAGGTGAAGATCTTCCTTGGGTAAGATATTGGGATCATGGGTTCAAAGGTCCTACTGGTCTATGGTATATAGAAAACTCTTTAACCTCAATTGATCAACCTGATCCTGTTTCAGAGGCAAACACTGTCTTATGGAACTCTGGTAGAGACGAGGATAAAGCTCTCGCAAGGGAAAGGAAAAGACGTTTACATTATATTTCTAATGTATTGGTTATTTCTGATCCTGAAAACCCGCAAAATGAAGGAAAGGTATTTCTTTATCAGTATGGTAAAAAGATCTTTGATAAAATCATGGATGTAATGCAACCACAATTTGCTGATGAGCAACCTATTAATCCTTTTGATTTCTGGGAAGGTGCGGATTTTGCAATCAAAATTCGTAAAGTAGAAGGTTGGGTTAACTACGATAAGTCAGAATTTAAAACTGCTAGTGCATTGCATGGTGGTGATGAAGATAGACTTAATGAAGTATATGGCTCAGTATATTCTCTTCAAGACTTCTTGAAACCAGAAAACTATAAAACTTATGATGAACTGAAAACTAAACTCAATAGAGTACTTGGTATTTCAGCTGGAGAATTTGTAGAAGCTGCTCCGATGGAAAGCACTGCAGCTCCAGAGCCAGTATCAGCTGCACCCGCAGAACAACCTTCACAATCTAGTGAAGATGATACTTTAAGTTATTTTGCTAAACTAGCTCAAGAAAATTAAGCTTATTAGTTTTGAGGGAGTCAGAAATGGCTCCCTTTTTTTATGTTTCTCTTGATTGTTGTACGGCGTTCTTGCCTTTACTTGTACTATCGTGATGAACAATATTAGTAATATTACCACCCGAGTTTGTTGTACTAGTAGGAGCTATAACATTTGAAACTGAAGCTCCACCAGCACCAGCTTCAATCGCTAACATTGAATTTTCACCTGACATTGCGTTAAGTGCTCCACCAAATCCTTGTTGTAATCTTTCAAGAGCATCGGCTAATTCATCGATATCATTGGTATATTGTTTAAGACCTTTAAATTTAAAATGTTCACCATCCCACCATCCTTCACCAATCTCACCACCATGAAGAACGGCCTCCATTGTTTCAGATGCAATTGCCAATTGACCTGCAAATTCTTCTGCATTAAAATCAAATTTAATACTTTCAAAGTCTTTTAATACATCTGCAAATGTTGCAAATGATTGTACACCTGATTCTAAATCATCACTTACTTCAGCTATTTTAACTGCTTGTGCTACTGGATCTGATCCACCTGAGAAGAAGTTTAATACTGCAGCCCCTGCATCACTAAGAGCTTTTACAAATGAACCACCACCAAAGCTTGCTAAAGCATCGCCAAGGTCTCTTAATCCATCAGAAACTGAATGCATTTTATCGACATCTGCTTTATCATCTGCAATAGTTAATAATGTTTGAACATTCTTTTTAATATTATCACCAAAGGTTGGACCACCAGCCCAATTACCAAGTGCTGCTATAATTTGACTTGTTCCAAAGGCTGATAAACCGGCTGCTAATCCTGCCATGGCGCCACCAAAAGCTCCGCCTTTCTTTAAGAATTCTAAATCACCACCCTTTTCTTCAGCAATAGATAATAGTATCATTACATTATCTTTTATACCCTGAGCCCAATCATCTGTTTCCCAATTAGCTAATGCTTGGCCTAATCCAGCTATTCCAGCTCCAATTCCAAATACTGCTAAACCAGTTGCAAGACCTGTCATGGATAATAAGAAGGTTGCGCTTTCGCCTATAAAACTTCTTTCTGCATTTCCCATATCATCGCCAATAGATAATAATGTCATAACATTATATTTAACATTATCAGCAAAATCCATGTCTTGTGAGAATCTAGATATACCTTCAGCACCAGCTTGTCCAAGTTGACCAACTGCAGCTCCCATTCCAAATACCGCAAGACCGGCTGCAATACCAGACATTGACATAAAGAATACAGCAGATTCTCCAATAAAGCTTCTATCATCAGCTATTAGACCTTCTCTAATAGATAATAATGTCATTACATTTCGTTTGATTCCTTCTGCATCCAAATCACGAACTGCTTCTGCTCCAGCTAATCTACCACCAATACCAAATGCTGCTAAACCAGTACCAACACCTAGCATTACCGAATAGAATGCTCCAGTATCCTTAAAGACTTCCCAACCCGATTTATCTGCTGTTAAAACATCTTTTAGTCCAAGTAATGATACAACATTTTCTTTAATCTTTTCAGCATCTGCTTTTTCAATTGCATCTAATGCAGGACCTACATTTTTTAGAATCATACCAGCACCAACGCCGGCTAATCCAACACCAAGAATCATCATACCAACAGCCAATAATCCTCCACCACCAATTTTACCAAGGTTTTCCATTATCCCTGATTTTCCTTCAGCGGTATCGTCTTTTAACTTATTAGTACTTTCGTCAGTATTTCTTAATGCATCTCTTATATCTTCGAATATGGTTTTTCGTTCCATTTCGTTTTCTTGGTCTTGTAATTTATTTGCATCAATCATCTCTGCAAAGTTTTCAAAACCAAATACTGTACGAGCTTGGAAATCGTTCATAACCATTTGCATCTTCTTCATTTCTAGAAGATGTCTACGAGTATTACGAGTGTGTTTTTCTGTTTCTTGTTGAGATTCTGTAGTAGCATTGACACCTTCACGCATCGCACCCAGGTGCGAATTCTGAAGTTTCATTTGCTCAATTAACTTCGTTATTCCAGTGTCTTCAGCCATTTTTTAATTCCTTATTTTCCAAATGCTTTACCAGCTTCGCTAATACCAAATGCACCTAGAGTTACTACTACAAAACTTGTATATATTGTCTCTGATACTTTTAAGTCTACATCCCACATTAGGGCTGTAACTAAATCGGTAATACCAAAGATAGTCATTAATCCAAAAGATATAAATCCAATTATGGATTTCTCATTAATATCATTATCATCTAAGAATAAATCTATAAATTTTCTTTTAGGAGGTGCTAGTCCTGCTTTTGCTTTCCTTGCTTCCTCTTGCATTTCTGCAATGGTATCTTCGGCTGCATCCAGCTTATCGATTAAAGCCATGTACTTATCAAGATCGATTTCTACTTCATTTCTTGATTTATCTGTCGCTTCGTCTGCCATGTCGTCTCCGTTTATTTTCTCATTCGCGATAACCTTTCATTTTCTTTCTCAACATGATCCTTGAGCATAGCTAAATATATCTCCCTCTCCCACGGTAACATATTTTCTACCTCACTCAAGCTGTAATTATGATGCTGTATTAATGCAAAATTTGTTTGATAATAATTACTTAATGTGTCATGAGAGAGGCTTATGTAAAAAAATTGTTTAGCCCCTTTAACTCAAGTACATTATCAGTACCACATTTTGTACAATCAAAACTCGTTTTGTAATAAACTGCTGGAACATCCATAAAGAAAGTTTGAACACGTTTAAATTGTTCACCACTTAAGCTTTCAATAAACTCACTTAGTTCTTCTTTTGTTTGTTCCTTAGCATCATATACATTATCTTCATCAAATATTTGGTCAACGCAACTTACTATTAAGTCCATTACTCCATCAACGCTGTTTAATTTTTCTGGGTCTAATTGACCTATTACATCCATTGATGGAAACCTCATTTGAATTCCTACACCTGATTGTTCATCAAGCATAATCGTTCTATTTAAATCCGCATTAATAATTTCAATATCATTCACATCAATTATTATTGGTGTCATTGCTCCACATTCGTCTTCGCCTTCGCCATGTTGGCACTTGACTTGTATCTGCATTTTTTCACCAACGGATTTTCCTCTAAGCTGTAAAAACATATATTCAATGTCAAATACAGTCAGGTCATCTAAGCCTTGTATATCATAACAAGATAAGATTACATCTCTTACAGCTTTTGTAATTTGCTCTATATCGTTAGATTCTAGTGCAATCATTAATACCTTTTCTTCTTTCACAAGATAAGGTCTCATATTAATTTGTTCTCCAGTACTTGGTAATTTAATACTGTACTGAGGAACGTTCAATTTAGGTAATGCCATTATATATTTCTCCTATTTTATATTCCAATTAGTTTGGCGGCCTGTCTTAATCCACTTAATGTAGAACTCACAGGACCTTCAGGTACCCACCTATCATAACTCATAGTTATACTCAATTCTTGAGCAGCATTTCCTGAATCATTTCCTAGCTCTACTGCTGAAACAGTTGTTGGAAATGCATTCTCAAGTTTAACTCCGTAAATTGGAGTATTCTTTACATCCAGTTGTTGTATTACTACATCAACTTGAAAATCTTTTTTATATCCTACAGTATAATCATCTGTATTTATTATTTGTTCTTGCCAATCATCAAACATCTTTTTCATATAATAATCATTTGTCAAAATAAATTTCATCGTAACGTCTGCATCCATATTTGTATATGGAATTGGTACATTATATTTATTTGCAATATAATCTTGTGTAGTAATTTGTCTTCCCGGTAAAACTACACTCTCACATAAAAACGATGTATCTCTTGGATCGTTTATTAAATTTTTAGCACTAAAACTTCCTGATATAACTTGACCTATAATAGCACCAGGGTCTAAGTTAAGTAATGATTTTTTAGGTGGAGTAAATATTACATTAAATCTGTTTGGTACAGCAACTCCGCCCTTCTTAAAGATTACGGACTTTATATCATCTATATTACTTGATATTGGCATTAACTTCTCGCTATTTTTATACTATCTTTCCAAACAGCAGATTTACTTGCTTTTGTAAATTGCTCAACTGGTAAGAATATTGCTATTTCCCATTCTGTCATATATACTTGAGAGAATCGAGATTTAACATGTTGACTTAAATAATGTTTAAAACAAGGCTTAAACTCTCTATATCTTTTTGTAGATTTTAATAAATCATATCTTAATTTTCTTAACCTTGTTTCCTGTGAAACTTTTTGTGGGGCTAATTCCATTAGATTATCTAAAAAAGCAGCCCTTGTATTATAATTTAAATAATGTAAGTTTAATCCATAAAATCCTCTTGGTGCTGGTTCAACTATAATTGATAATGGAAATCTATCATAGTATGGTAATGTTTCTTTATGTTTTGGATCATAAAAATACATATACATATTACCAATTACTTGTTGTCCTCTTACGTTACTAGCCTTTCCAAGCGCTTTATCTTTCATAAGCTTAGATCTTGATGGAACTGCTAACTCACCAACTTTCTTTTGAAACCAAGCTCTTGACTGATCTGTTCTTGCTGTTATACCAGCACGAAAAGCTTGGGTTTGTAATGTATCAAATAAACTTGCCATATAACTATTTATATCAAGATTTAAGAACTTTGATACCAAGATTCTTTAAAGTTTCTTCAGTCCATACCTGAAACTTCCAACCTTTATGATTTGCAAAAGCATTAGCTGCTTCCCACTTATCATTATTCTTAGCATAAGTTAATACTTCGTTGACATATTTCTTTGTTCGTTTTCTTTTCTTTGGTGGTACAGTCTGAGATTTAGGTTTAATCTCTACTAGAAATACTCTACCATCCGTCATTTCGATTAATAAGTCTACAAAATATCGATGTAGTTTGCGATCTACTGTTGATTTATAAGGTATAACAACCTCTTCTGAGTTCCAAGCACGTACCTTCGGGTTGTTTTCACACCACCTAAAGGTATTTCTTTCCCAGAGAGAACGATATACCACGTTATTTGCATCACCCAAATACTTTTTTGGATTTTTAATTTTGTATCTACCCTTGTAAGCCATATAAATATACTATATAAATAATTTAATTATTACTATTTATACACGGAGAAATCATGGCTGAAGCAGTAGCAGAAGAAATAAAAGAAGCCGCGCCCACCAATGAGGCGTCAGCTGATGGGCCAGCAACAAACAGTAGTCCCGAAAGATTATATTTTCCATCAGACTTAGCAAAAAGAGTTGATGATGGTGCACCTTATATGCGTATTAAAATTAATGAAAGGGTTGGTTCTGATTTTGTAACACCATTTATTATAGGTTTATATATACCTAGCAATGTATCTGTTACAGATACCATTAATTATGGTATGTTTGAAAAAGGAATGTATGGTGCTGGTTTTGATGTTGGAATGGCAGCTTTAACTGGTAAATTACCAGAAGGTGTAACAGAAGCTGATATTGCTGCGGGTGGTTTAAAATATGGTCTTGGTGCTTTAAGTGGATTTAATATTCCTATAATAGATCAATTAGGTAAAGGAACACAATTAGGTATGATTGAACTTGGAGTTGCAGTAAATCCAAATGAAATAACAAAATTTGATGGTACATCAAGAAGATCTTTTAATTTTACATTTAAATTTATGTCAGAATCAGCTGAAGAAGCACAAACAGCACAAAAAATTATTGATGCTATTAGAACATATTCATATCCAGAAGTTTTAGGTTCAGTCTCATTACAATATCCAGCTGAATTTGAAATAGCTTTTTATAAAAACGAAGAACAAAATCCATTTATGCCAATTATTATGCCATGTGTTTGTGAAAGCGTAGGTGTTACAATAAATCCAACAGGAAATAGTTTTCATGCTGATGGTTCTCCTGTTGAAATCGATTTAACAATTGGTTTAAAAGAGAAAGCAGCACTGACTCGAAATGATTTAAATGGTGATTTTGTTGGTAAAGATGATCAAAAATCTGCTATAGAATCAGCAACAGAAAAAGGTAAAGCAATTGCAGCTCTTGCAAATGGTGGTACATCGACAACATCGGGAGGACCTCAATAATGGCAGGATTTTTTAAACAGTTTCCTAAAGTATCATATGACTTTAATCAAAGTGGTGTTAAACAAGATATGGTTGATATCTTTCGATCTATTCGACCACTACCAGCATTTATTAATCAATCAACTGGATATAGATTTTTAGAAGTACAAAATGGTGAAAGACCAGATTTAGTCTCACGTAGATTATATGGAGTACCAGATTATTATTGGACTTTCTTTGTTGTTAACGATCATTTACATGATGGATATAATGCTTGGCCAATGAGTCAAGAAGATTTATTTGATTATATTAATAAACAATATGAAGGATACGTAGTTGAAGTAAATCCAACATTAGTTGGTGGTGTACATTCAAATAGTTTATCGGGTAAATTTAAAATAGGTGAAACAATTACTGGCCTAACCTCAAATGCAACAGGTACTTTAAAAAGAAAAAATGCTGATATGTGTCAATTAGTAATTCAAGATGTTACTGGAGTTTTTATTGGCGATCCAACAGCAATTAATAATTCTACTGAATTAGTACGAGGTGGTACAACATTAGATTCAGTAGATACATATCGAGTATTCAAATATGCGGATGCTCCTTACAAATACTATCTAGAGACGGACACGGCAAATAAAGAACCTGTCACAAATGCTTTACATATACCAGGAACTGATTCAGTATCTGATTCAGATTGTGCTTATGTAACATATCGTACCTATGAGTTTGAGAAAAATGAAGAGAGATCAAAAATTCGCTATGTACATCCAAACTACATTGGCCAATTTGTTGATAAGTTTAAGAAGTTGCTAAATGTCTGAAGAAAAAGCAAATATACAACAAGGTGGTTTGCAAAGAGTTGCACCATTAAGTGCGGAAGAAGCTTTATCTCCTAGTA